TCCAAGCCTGGAGAATATCCCAGGATGGAAAAGAAGATTTTAAGAGGAGCTATAACCCATAGAACCATTAATTATTCCAAGCTCCAAGCTCAAGGCATAGTTACTGTAAAATTGGATCAAGCTCCCTATGGAAAACATCTAGAAGAATCAAATTACTTGAATCGTTTTTACTTGCTAAGAACTTACTACGAGAATTTTCACATCATTCAAAGAATGATGACTGGACCTATGACAAGGTTTACGAAGCTGCGTGGAGCATCAGTCAGCATGACAGCAGGTATTACTTAATACATGGCTATTGGAACAGCAGCCTTACATAAGGCTATCATGTCGATTTGGAGTACAAGTGGCTTGGATGCTGCTTTCCAAGCCTTATGGCCAAGTGGAACAGAGACGAGTCAATTTTACACGTTACACGATCAAGAGGCTTCACCAGGGCATCCTTGGCCATATGCTGTTTTTGATCAAATGTCAGTTGACGTTACTAATCGAATGTCAGATGACGGTGACGGTGACAGGAGAGAGATAAGAGAAACTACTTTTGCAATAAATATCTATGCTAGAGAAATTGCAGGAGATAGTAGATCAGCAAAAGCTATTGCAGCAACATTGGCTGAAGAAGTGATGAAGTATTTTGGAGGTCATCCTACTGAATCTCCAAGTAGTCTTACTTTAGATAGTGGGAATCATTTAATCACTCAATTCCTAAACGAATATGGAGATCGGATAGGAGACGAAGAGTACAGATGGATGATTATTTACTCGATAAGAACAGATGTTCCAGTGGCTAACTGATGTCACTATAAAGGAGAATTATTATGGCTCAATACATGGTTAGTCCTAAAATTACAATTACTTTGTCTGGGACATACTATAACACCTTAACAGATAGCTCCATTTCTAGTGTTAGTCATCCTGCTTTGTCTTACACTAAGAAAATGACAAATGGAGTGTCAGCTAATGAAGCAAATCGTGGCTGGCAACTGAAAGAAGGTTCTGTTACAAGCGGCAACACGACTACCATTGATCTCTACGATATGGGAGCTACTGATATTGGTACGGGTAATGGTCTTGATGGTCTAGGAATGCCAGTTGTAAATGAAGAAATTGTAGCTATTGCCATCGTAAATGAAAATGCTGTTACAGCAGCCGGTTATCTTGAAATTTTTCCGAATGCATCAGATGGATGGACACCAATTGGAATTCATACAGTAGTTTTAGGTGGTGCTTTGGCTGGACAAGGGATTTTATTAAAGTGCAATGTGGCAGAAGTTGGATTTAATATAACCGATGCTTCCAATCATAAAATTGATTTGAAAGCCAATGGTGGAGATGTCGAGTACTCAATCTACCTTCTGTATCGACATGATGATAATGAATCGTCTAGCTCTAGTTCTTCTAGTAGTACTAGTAGTCTAAGTTCTAGTAGCAATTCTAGTTCTAGTACTAGTAGTATTTCCACTAGTAGTGTTAGTTCTAGTTCTGGATCTAGTAGTTCCATATCCAGTTCCAGTTGGTCGTCTGTAAGCCTTTCCTAATGTTTTTGTGAAACAAAGTTCACTAACTCTTTTTTGAGGAGAAATATCAATGAGTTCACTGAATACTGTGACAGGTCGTGGTGGAACCGTTTCTTATGGTGGATCTACCATTGCTCGTATTACCCAATGGTCTGTCACTGACAGTCTAGACACCTCTACTGATTGGGGTGACAGTGATGGCGGTGGATACACTAACCGTGCTGCTGGGCGACGTGGAGCCTCCTGTGACTGCGAAGGGAAGTATGATTCGGTTAGTGCTACTGATGCCACTGATCTGTTTGGTCCTGGTGATGTAGCAGCAGTTATTTGTGCTTCCAATGGTGGTCCTGGGTATACTTTTACCCGTGCCCTTTGCACTAGCTTTGGTATCACAGTAAATATTGATACTGAAGAGGTTATCGGATGGACTGCTAACTTCGGATCGGATGGAACTTACACTGCTCCAAATTAATTAAGAACATAAAGGTTTAGTACCTCATGCAACGGGACTACAACCTAAACACTGTTTCCTTTTGGCAGGGCAGGGGTCTGTACCCTGTTCTGCCATTTTTATTTAGCAATGGGATTTAATGAAATGTCAGATGAACTAGCAAGAGCCGTTGGTGCCAAGAGTGCAACAATTCAGATTGGTGACAAGGAATGTACTGTACGTCCTTTGTCCATCCGAGAATTACTAGAGATTGAAAGAGAGTGCATCAAATCGTATCGTAGAGAATTTTTGACCACCTTCTCGGAAAATATGGATCTGCTTCCCAAGGAAGTTCGAGACAAGGTGATGATAGAAAAGATGAATGAGGCAGGACGATGGGATGTGGATGATCTTCCTAAGAAGTACATCTATGATGCTCGAAAAATCAATCTTACTCCTGAATTGAAAGCATGGTTGATTTCAAATTATGGAGCTATGGCAGAAGATGAAGAAGTTGCCAAGAGGTTAGTTGTGTCTTCTATGAATCAGATGGAATTATCTGAACAAGAGTACAAAGAATTGGCTGGTACGATTCCAACCAAATTGGAAGTTGGATATGCCAACTGGTGGATCACAGAAGACAAGGAAGGTCAAGTTGTATTCATCTGGATGGCCATTAAACACAATAATATTACGAAGGATAAATTACTGGAAGCTATTAGCGAGAATCCTTCCTTGTTGTATGAGATTAGTAGTGAAGTGCATATGGTCAGTGCTTCAAAATTGGGAAACTGACAAGACCCACTGTTGAGGATGACAGTGGGGATGGAGACAGCAGAGCAACAGGAGGTTTGACTGGGTTTGTTACTCCTTATTTAATTCGAGTCCTATGTGAAAATACTTTTGAGGGAGGAAGAGGTTATACACCTAATGAAGTAGGGGACATGACCCTTGATCAGTTTCTGTTGTGTTTGCTTGATAAGAAATATTTGAGCAAAGGCAACATACAAAAAATGTCAGTATCGGGTGCCCATAGCATAGCAAAAGAAGGCAAAGTAAAAGTAAGAACTGCTCAAGGTGATGTGATTGAGGTGTCTCTTAGCAAAGGCAAATCTGTAGTAGCCAGATTAGCAGAAGCTTCCCAGTCTAAAGACAAGAAGAAAAAGAAAAGAAAGAGATGACATGCCAAACATATTAGGTAGCACTGTAGTTATGGTTGGGGCCAATATGGCTCCTTTGGCTCAAAGTATGAGTCAAGCTGTAAATACTACTAGGGTTGCTTCTGCAAAAATGCAAGCCAATCTTAATAAGGTAAATACCTCTTTCAAAGCTTCTAGTATGGGATTGTTTGGCAGCATAAGAAGCATGGCTGCTGGAATGGGTTTAGCTACCGCTGGTTTTGCTATAGGTGATTTGATTACTGAAGGGGAAAAATTCAACCAAGCCATGAACAAAAGCATAGCTATCATGGGTAATGTGTCTACAGCTATGCGAGATAAAATGGAGAAATCTGTTGTTGATGCTTCCCGAAGTGTGAAGTATTCAGCCACAGATACAGCAGGAGCATTATTCTATCTAGCGTCTGCCGGTTTAACTGCTGAACAATCTATGGGTGCTTTAGGACAAGTTACCAAGTTTGCTCAAGCTGGCAATATGAATCTTGCTCAAGGTACTGAATTGGCTACTCAGACTGTTGCAGCCTTTGGTTTGAAAGTAGCTGATGCTCAGCAGTATGTTGAAAATATGACCCGTGTAACAGATGTGCTTGCTTACACGAATACTCGTTGCCAATCTACTGTTGAACAATTGTCCCGAGCTATGGCCAATAAGGCTGCTGCTAGAGCTAGAATTTATGGCAAATCTGTAGAAGAAGTAGCAGCAGTACTTTCTGTGTATGCTGATCAAGGTAAACTGGCTGAAGAAGCTGGTACTTACTTTGACATGACTTTGCGTGACTTGACTTTAAGGGCACTTAAAAATGAAGGTGCTTTTAGGTCATTAGGTATTTCTGTATTTGATGCTGAAGGAGGATTACGAAATATAGGAGATATTGTACTAGATTTAGAAAAAGCATTTAAGGGTATGTCTACAAAGGAGATGACACAAGCTTTGGCTTCTTTAGGTATTCCTGCTAGAAGTATTGTGGCTATTCTTCCTTTGATTGGAAATGGGGCTGCAATTATGGAACGATTTGCAGATATTTCACAAAATGCAGGAGGTTATGCTGAAAAACTTGCTAATAAACAACTGACTGAATTACAAAAAGCTTTTCAAGA